AGCGCGTTGAACGCAGTGGTGCGCGACAGCTCCTCAAACTCCACCAGGGCGTCAAATGATGGGCGGAGCTTGATGGGCAGCGCCCGGATGCCGGGCAGGTCAATCTCCACCTCCCCACGTTTGATGTTAGCCATAGCTGTCTCCTTTGGTCAGTTTGGTTTACGAGTCCGCTGTGTACTCCACGGCGGCTGCACTCTCAAGGCTGACGCTGAACTCCTCAGCACCATTGTACTCGCCGGTGCGCTCGAAGCTGGCCATCTGGAACTCACCAATGTACTCGTCCCCGAGACCAGAGATGATGGTGAAGTTCTGGATAGCCCCGGAGTGTGCCAGAATCTTCATGGCCTCCAGTTGAGCCGAGTCGGTCACGATACCGGATCCGCTGACGGACATAGTATTGATGCCGCAGGCTAGCAGCTCACGCTTACCAGCCGAGCCCTTGTCGGTGATGTCCACCTGCTCATTGTTGATGGACACGCCGTTGGACTTGAAGCCGCCCACGGTGGTGAAGGTCTCGGGGGGCCCGTCATTGTTGCCGATCTGGATCAGCAGGTCCTTGCCGCAGTACTTGGTCATGATGTCTCCTATGTGGAAGTGGTGGTGCGATAGTTTGCGACGGCGTGCCGCGTTGTCCCGTCTGGCTCGGTGAAGACATCCCCACCGGTGAAGCGCAGAAGGAAGTTTTTGTCGTCACCGCTTAGGGTGAGGGGGGCATTGTGAAAGAGCGTGTGCAGCGCCGTCAGTATGCTGTTGAGGACCTTATCCCCACCATCGTTGGTCCACACGTCAAAGAGGATGCGGCTGTCCAGGCCTGTCTCGGTCTTTGTGTCATAGTCAGCCACTGGCGCCACCCTGACCCGGACGAATGGGAATGCGGAGTCGCCAGGAATGGTGTTGCGGATCTGGCCCACAGGCACGATGGCGGTCAGCCCAGCATCGGCTACCGCGGCGGCGTGGGTGGCTGCCAGTACAGAGTTGAAGTCAACCACGCTTGGCAGCCTTGATCTTTTGGTTAGCTTCCTTGACTATGTCCAATATGATGGACTCCTTGTGCTTGCTGTACGCTGGGCCCAGAAACGGGCGAGGCTCCATGTTCTTGGTGCCGTACTCCAACGCCTTTGAGTACGGGGCACGGGAGCGCACCACCACGTACTGAGCGTGCCCCTCCCGTATGAAGTCTAGGACTATGTTGCTGGCTAGGTTGCCAGTGTCCGACATCGGGGCCTCGCCGGGAGCTGACGCCTGGTGCTTGATCTTGCCGCGGGTGTACACCAGACCTGACGCGGGCCCACGCTGCACCAGCATCACCGCCTCGCTCTGCACCTTCATGCCCCCGCGGAGAGCGGCCTGGGAGGTCTCCATACCCACACGCATCTTCAGGAAGCGGGCCTGTAGCCCCTTGAGCCCCTCCAGCTTGGACTTGATGCCGTCGCTCACGTTGGCACCCCAGCGTCAGTGGTGACCTCAAGGAACTGGTGGCGGTCCTCTAGGTCGTTAACCAGCCGCACGTTGTAGGTCTTGCCATCGTACAGCAGACGGTCGGTAGTGAGGAGGTCGCAGCCGTAGGCAGTGATGAAGACTACCCTGGACTGCGCCTCAAGTCTAGACCTGGCCCAGCGCTCATCCCCGCTCTTGGTCTCCACGCTACACCAGATCACTGGTGTGGTAGCGGACCATGAAGGGGCTAGCGTGCCGCCTTGGCCATCGTCGGCCGCCCCGTTGCGCTGTATGGCCACGGGCCGGTCAAGGTCGTTGATGCACACATCCTTTACCTTCACAGCCGCTGGACCCTCAACGAAACTAGGAGTGGTGTGATGCCCGCTGTGTCGCACGCGGCCTTGTCACACGGCGCACGGTGGGTGTAGGCCCAGGCGGCGACCTGCAGCAAGCCATTGCGGAGGTTGGCCGGGAGGTCCGCGGCAGTGTCCCCGTACCCAACGGTGTACTGTACGCGTATCGCGTTGGCGGAGCGGAGCCCAGTGGGCCAGCTATCCCCGAGGTTCAGGATGACCCGGCCCCAAAGGTCCTGGTCTACCGCGTCCACGAGGTACTTGGTAGCGGAGAAGGTAGCCTCAGTGTTGTCCTGGTCATACGTGCTGATCTCAGACACTGCGGCGAGGGGGACCCACGGTAGGGTGAGCGCCCGAGGTATGCCCCCGAACACAGAAGCGGCCGGAGCCTGCACCACGCCGTCCCACCAGTCTTGGCTGGCGCTGGCGTAGTCATAGAAGGCTTCCATTGTGGCCGTGATGAACTTGCGCCCGGTGTAGATCTGGGCGAACTCTATGACGGAGTCTCGGATGATCACCAGGTATGCATCGTCCGCGGTGTGTGTAATGCGGAGCTGGGACTTGATATCATCTACAGTGATAGCGGGGTTCTTGGAGGGGTTGGCTACCTCCTTGCTCCTCGCGTCATAGATGTCATAGTCTGTCATCGTTGCTCCGGTTGTAGACAAAAAGCCCCTTGGCGGCAGAGACGGCTGACCACCGCCAAGGGGCTCCGATACGGCCGCAGCCGCGTCTCGGGCTCAGTGCCCTAGGGCTTACTGCTCTTCCAGGTGACGCTTGCCGGCGATGTGGGCGGCCCAGGCGGTGATGCCGTCGCCACCGGCCGAGGCCACGTTGACGCGCACGTACCGCTTGATGCCCACGTACCCGATCTTGCGGACGCCGTCACGGTCGCCCCCAGCGTAGGTGAGATTGATGGAGGTGGCGCCCCCACTCTCGTTGTTGGACGCGGAGCCTAGGAGCAAGTCCTGGCTGGGTACGGAGACTGCGTCGGACAGGCCCGAGTCATCGCCGTGCTCCAGGATGATCGCGGCGTTCTCACCGGTCTCCAGCTCCTCAATGCCGACCAGGAACGTGTGGGCATCAGCGTCGCGGGTGTCGATGACGACCCCGTCAGCGATGGTGTCCGCGATGGTCTGGCTGGTGAGCGCAAGGGTCGCAGCCAGCATGGTGTGCATATCTCGCATGTATTTCTCCTCTATTGGTTAGGTTGGTGGCAGGACTAGGTAGGGGTTCAGTAGAGAGGCGCTGGCTTACGCCTTGGTCTTCAGGATCTGGATGGCCTCGAAGTTCGTAACCGCACCACCGACCCGGCGGCGGGTGTAGAACTCGACATACGGCTTGGAGCTGAAGGGGTCACGCAGGACAGCGATGCCCAGGCGATCCACGATCTGGTAGCCCTCCGCCCAGTCACCCAGCGCGATGCTGAGAGAGCTGTTGGTGATGTCGGGCATGTCGTTGAACTCCGCGGTCGGGCGACCGAGGATGGTGGCGGGCTGCCCAATCTGGAGGCTAGCCTCCCACAGGTAGCGGCCGTCACCATCCTTCAGCTTGCGCAGGTACCCGTAGCTGAGGCGGTTCATAGCCCAGGCTGCGTTGATCCGGTACTCGCCTTTCATCCCGTAGTAGAAGTTGATGATGTCATCAAAGTCAATGACACCGGAGGTGGCCGAGGTGAACTGGCTGATGGCGCCGCGCTCATAGGTGCCGGGGGTCGCCGCGGCCGGGTAGGTCAGGAACCCACGAGGCTGAGCCGAACCGGTACCATTGACAAAGGCAGCGTTCTCAGTGCGCGAGAACTTGCGGGCCACGTGACGTGCCAGCCAGCCTTCGATGTCGACAGCCGCGTCCTCCAGCAACTGTTGGGTCGCCTTCGGCTTGGTGGCCATCTCGTATACGGGGATACGCCACTTCTGGATCTTGGGGGTGTCGCCGTTGGTCGGGTCATCGGTCTCACCAACCCACTCGGCCCCGCCCTCATCATCATCGTAGATACCCTCCAGGGCATCGGTCGAGATGTTCTGGACAGAGGCATACGCGCGCATCGGGCTGGTCTCAAAGACCCGGCCGATGATCTTGCCACTGGTGTCCGCGGAGACGAAGTGACCACCATCAGGATCAGATTGGACGGCCAGGGCCTTCTTCTCCAGCTCCTTCAGGTTGTCCTCGGTGCCCTTGCGGAGGTAGGCGGAGACAGCGGTCTTATGTAGGATCTCATCCTCACTCAGCTCACGCTCCCCGTCCGCGGTCTTGATGCGGATGATCTGCTTGGGCTGGCGCTTGACGGCCGTCTCCAGCTTGTCGAGGCGTGCCTTGGCATCCTCAGCGGCGGTGAGAGCGGTCTCAATCTTGGCCAGCTTCTCCTCTACATCGGCAGAAGGCTTACCCTTCTCCTCAATCTGAGCCAGCCGGTCATCATTGGCCTTCTTGAACTGGGCTACGGTCTCCCCCAGCTCCTTGATGGCGATCTTCGCCTCGGACATGGTGTAATCTTCGGGCATGACTATGCTCCTCTTATGGTTTGGATGGTTTGCTTGATGCTCTCCATTAGGTCCGACATGCCCGCATCCCGCTGGCTGATACCGGAATAGCCCTTAGCCAGGAGAGCCTTGGATTGGGTATTGGAAAGGCCTACATCCCGCAGGGCCCTCTCCAGCTCACGCTCGGTCGGGGTATCCCCCTTCCATGCCTTCGCCTGGGTCACGATCGCGTCAGGGTTCATCCCGAACCCCACAACGCTCACTTCCCAAAGCTCCAGCTCCTTGAGGAAGCGCACGCGCTCCCCCTTGTCTGTCCCGTCCTCGGAGTCGATCACGCTGTAGCCGATCGACAGGCCCTTGGGCCCGGTACCTCGGAGGAGGTTGCGCGCCTGCTTGGACCGCTCAATGGGGTCCTGGCCGCTTGAGTTGCCGTCTACCCAGAGCAGGCCGCGGCTGTACAAGCCCTTCGAGTCCTCGCGCATCTCCAGCCAATCCCCGATGGGGTCAGCCATGTTGTGCATCCAGTAGAGGGCGGGGAGCTGTGACTTGGCGGCGTGGCGGGCCAGGGAGTCCTTGAAGGCCCCTTCCACTACCACGTCGCCGCCCATGTCGCGATTGCCGAACACTGAGCCGTGCCCCTCGAACACGCCTGTGCCATCGACCCCCTTCACGCCAATGAAGGGTATGACAGCTCTTTTCATCTCGACATCGGGTGCTGGCATTCTGCAGCTCCTTCGGGGTAGGGTACCTTGTGGGGTATATCATAGGAAGGCTATTTTGTGTAGGATTGAGTCAACTTGACTCAATGTATCGGCTGCTGAACTCGTTGGCGTCTTGCTTGAACTCATCGACAGCGTCCTCCCAGTCTGACTCGTCCGTCACCGCGCCCATATCAAAGTGGATCAAGCCACACAAGCCGTATATGGGCAGAGTAGACGCCGTTGACCCCCCTATGTCAATACGGGTTGTGGTAGGTATATCAGTTGTTACGTACGTCTGCCGTGTGCCCTTGTCGATCTTCAGGCCGACTTCTCCTGAGCCCGATGTGTCATAGTCAACTCGGGCCACATGCCACTCGCTGTCGATGGGGATGGATGTCTTTGTTATCCGGTCTGTGCCGTTGATCTCCAGAATCATTGTATCGGTATCACGGTCCCACCTCAGGGACCAGTTGCCGCAGTCAAATATGTATGCGGATGATTGCGGGAAGCTAGTAGCATTGATACCACTGACCTTGAAAGCAAAAGCAAAAGTCCCGGCGCCAGGGTCCCAAGCAAATGAGTTGTTAGGAATGTGCGCGACTTCTATTTGACTGTTGACTGGCACCGGCAGCAAGTAGTCTTCACACACACGGTACTCCGCCACCTCTATCTTGTAGGTGCCGTTGGCTAGAGTGATAGCGAAATCGGTAGAGGTGAATGCAATGCTCCCAGTGATTAATTCCCAGTCTTCGGTCAAGGCTGATAGGTCAGCTTGATAGCCTATCGGGGCCGCTGCCCCGTCTCTGAAGCCAGCATCTGTACCGGAGGGTATGGTACCACTAACTTTGCGCGCCATAAACGCATAGCATTGGTTACCGGAGTGCCCCCCGAAAGAATCAACGAGTGAGCCATCCCCAGCCGATACATCTATGGTGTAGGTGCTTGCAGCCCCATACCCCGGTCCAGCGGCGACGGTGATGGTGCCTGCATCCTCGTTCTTGGTATGGCTTGTAAAGGCTTCTGTGGAGGGCTGGGTTACACCTAGGAACGATGAAGTCATAGCGCACCCGCCTACTATGATCTGTTCTGGCAGAGACGCTTGGCAGTCATTAAAGCCAAAAAACATTGAATGGCGCAAGTTGGTCCTAGCTGCGTGGCATGTAGGTAGACCTGTGCTGTCTAGAACGCTCCGGCCCACGTTAGCAGCTTTAGGGCGACGGAGGGCGCCAGGGTCCATGGCCAACTGCGGTGTTGCTTTTAAGTCAGACTCCTTGCCCATCTGCCTCATCCACAGGCGCGCCTGGGCTATGAGGATCCTAACTGGGACAACCCCTGCCTTCAGGCCGAAGCCTCGCACGACCCCGTCAAACTGGTGCGCTGAGCTAGAAGATCTGCGCCCTATGTACAATGGGTTGGTGAATGTGGGCTCATCCGCGGTGTTGACCCCCATCTGGTACGCAACCATGAACCTCCAAGCGCTGCTGGGTATGATGCCAGGTGCAATTTGAGAGGACTGAGTACCACTACCTTGAAAGTTCCACGACACCCCGAACTGGTATTTGCCGTATGCGTACACTTTGTCGGAGCTCTTAGTTATTAGTGGGAACGTATCGCTACCCGAACTGCCAAATGGGCCATACCACTCGGCGGCTGAGGCGTCAGCCTCGTCCCAACGGCACAGACAAAATGAGGTGCGGCACGTACCAAACGCCTCTGCGGCTGTAAGGTAGTTACTACTCGCTGAGAAGTCCCAGCAGTCTACGCCGTTGACTGACTCTGTGCTTATGGCTCCGCCGTTCTCCGCCAGGGTCGGCCCGGCTCCACACAGGTCATCGTACCCCTCATTGGAGTCCCACAACCTATCATAGAACGGCAACAGATGCTCCTGGGCCAGGAGTAGCTGGTCAGTGCGCGGGGCTATCAGGATCGGTACGGTCATGAGAAGTCTCCCGCCCAGGTGCAGCGCAGCTTGGCCCCGTCATAGATGGCGGTGATGATGTCAGTGGCATCTGCGTCCGCCGTCACCGTGGGGGCGACTCCGTCTGGCCAGGTGAAGTCCGCGCCGAAGGCCACCGTGCGCCCACCAGTCCCATCCTGAGTGATGATCCACACGTAGGTGAAGCCAGCCACCAGGTTGGTTGGGTTGGACAGGGTGGTGTTCTCGTCAAGGTCATCGATCAGGAACACATTACCCTCCGAGGCGTCTGTTGCTACCAGATTGGAGGAGGAGCTCAACGCCACGGACGGCGTACCGATAGCCTCAGGGAATTGGCTGGGCAGCTCATATGGGCCTACATACACATCATCGATGTTGATGGTAACGGCAGTGAAGTTGGTGTCGGCCCACATGACGATGAGGCGGTACTCGTCCGAGGTGGCGTGTAGGTCGGTGTAGAACTTCTGCACTTCAGCAGTCGGATCCAGCCACCCCAAGAACGTCATGGTGACGGCGTCCAAGTCGTGGAGCCATACACCTGCGTCCTCTGCGGCGTATGAGCCGGAGTGCACCTCAGACCACAAGGACACCTCCACCTTACGCCCACGGTCCGCCTCGTACACGGTGAAGTCTAGCGCCACACCCTCGCCCTGTGCGCTGGCCGCGCCCTTGGTGATCCTGCCACACCGGTTGCGGGTACCCGAGCCCGTGGCCGTGCTGAACGCAGCGATGCCGGTCGGTGAGCCCCCATCGCCGTCCACCGGCGTGGTTACAGCGCCATCATCAAACAGGTCCCATCGCCCAGCACCCCCGTCAAAGTCCCCCGACTTCAGCATGTTCTTAGGGCGGTGGTTGTACCAACCAGGCCATACCGACTCTGATGTGACCATCCAGTCGGAGGCCGATACCTTCATCACCGACAGGAACTGCCCGGACTCCATATCCAGCGCTAGCGCTGAGGTGGCGGCCTGGGTGGTGCCCCGCAGCAGGAGGTTCTCACCGGAGCTGTCTGTGCGGATCCTGGGGAAGTTGCTAGTGGCTACGCAGTAGAAGGAGAAGCTATCACCGTCATCCACGT